CTCATCACGGATAGACCCGGCAAGTGTTTTTGCGGAGCGCCTAATCCAATATCAGTAAGGGTTAATCCGTATCCGGCTGCGGTTATTTGTGCATATTTCTCAGTAGATTTGTCGAGCATCATCTCAGTAGGAGGCCGAGTAAAGGGGAGATACTTAGCCGCTTGGGTATGCTGATACAGCACCCCAATTTTGTATGGGTCAATACCTTCAAACAATCCTCTAAACGATGATAGCCAATCCCGAGCGTCATCTTTGGACATATCCATTAAATCAAGCAGTCCGGCTTCTGGCGTATCAAGCAGTAGGTTTGCATAATAAGTATCTGAGCGGTACAGCATATTGATTGCCAGAAATATCTTTTCCGGCGGAGCCATGCCAAATCCCCACAATCGCATTGGAGTGCGAGGCCGAGATACCATACGCATTATCTCGCCGCGCTCAAAAAAAATAGCGTTGGTAACGTCTTCTCTTAATTTTTGCATCATTGGGAATTGTAAATCAAACGTAGGAACAAGAGTCGCACCGTCGATGTAGGCCAATTGCCAAACGTGGCCCTTACTAGTCGATCTACTAAATGGCCCCATGCCACCCGGCCAGCGTATTACTTCGGTGTTGCCACCGATTGGAAGTGTTAATAAATCTTGACCAACTTTGTTAATCCAAATGTCAAACCCGTCCAACGCGCCTGGGCCGGGAGGATTAAGCACATCCGTATAAGCCTCTATATCATCGGCTAAAACATCTTCTTCATTTGGTTGCTTAGCCCTTATCTGCCACTGAGTTGATGTAACATCGGCCAGTAATGTAATCTCACAATCCATTGCTATTGGCTGATTTTGCACTACCGTTCGCCAACGTTGGGCTGTAAGCCAATCGGGATGCGTCCATACCGGGATATGTCGAGTTAGGAACGAGGGCAATTCTAATGATTTTTGTTTTGGTTCTGCCATAACTATACCCTCAAAAACTCCATACTTCGCCATTTACTTGGCCCATCGAGATACATTGTTGTATACCGTATCATGTCCATTCCGTGGTCATCTGATTTAACCGGCTCTTCTTTTCTAGCATTATCTTTCCAGATATAACCATCAATCTCTTGCTCAGTACAATATGGTTTATGTTCTAGTTTAAGTGATTGGTCAACTTCAACCAGGCTATCACGTAAGAAGAAGATACGAGGCTTCTTATCTTCTTGAACTTTAAACCTGTCTTGTACTTTACCAATACCCTGCAAAACATCTTTTTTGGCCGGTATGTTGGGTATGCCGTTCTCTGCTAAAGTTTGCCTATCCTCTGCGTCATGGTCACAGACGGTATCTGTTATCTTTTCGCCTTCCGACAAACGATTAATGTCTTTAGCATGTGTGGCAACCGTGCGCCCGGTCATATAAATTTGCCGGTAAAGATATGCTCGGCTGTCCTCGTCAATAGCCCACCAGCCACACACAAATGGATGAATAAGGCCAAAGTCAATCACCCTGATTCGCATCCAATCATCGGGAATATCAAACCTGTCTTTTAGATTGTATTGCCGGGTCATAATCGCTATAAATTTGACCTTTCGGCACTGACCCATTTCCCCAAGCCCGAAGGCGTTGATACCTAACGCCTGTTAGATTATCGAGTATGCCAAGTGTGATTTTACCTTGTTCTGTGATTTTTCCTGTTTGGGGATTAAATAGCGTGGGATTATCTTCATGGCGACTTTCGAGAAATATTAACTTCTTCTCGTTAGCCCGTTCTAAAATCCAATGATTTCTACGGCCTGGGTTGCAATCGCCTATCAATTGCGAGTATGGCATATTCCCGGCCCGGCCAGTACAGCGTGTGGTAAGCGTTTCCCAATCGTTTAGGGTTAATTGCTCAGTTTGATTAGTGAGAATAACATCATACTCAGCCGATAACGCCTTACCGGGTTTATCTAGCCCGGCAACAACAATCCTTGAACCATTGGGATAATCAAAATGCTGCGGTCTGCTACCGCCGTAAGCATTTACCGGTGAATTAGGAAGCAATACCTTATCCTGATATGTTTTGAGGACGCTCTCGTACATATCCTCTTTGACTTTACGAATGACAATAGCATGTAAGTTTGGATACTTCCAGCACATTGCATCGAGCTTGTGCAAAGTTGCTAACGTTTTGCCGGTTTCAGACGGCCCGCTTATCATCACTTCACGAGCTTTACATATCCACAAATCAGCCGCCGCCCCATATGGACGATAGGCTAATTTATTACCTGTGTTTTGCTCAATGACATAAGCCATTAAATATCATCCATTTTAATGCCTGATATAATTTTAACTGGTATTTCGCTACCNTCCGGTCCGCTTAATTCTGTTTTATCAGTAAATAGAACATGATACTTGCCAATATCACGCAAAGCATCATGGGCAGAATACAATTCAAGTTCTATATCTTCAATTATCTCAGCATCTTTAGTATGAGTGACACGACGCTTAAATTTCTTAATACCCAATGAATAGTCATTGTCTAGCTCGTGTAAATCCTTTGCGCTTTTAACATCAACAACATTTTTGATATTGCCTCGTGCAATACGGGCCAATCGAGATAAAACTTCATCAGCACTCATTGAGCTTTCTTTTAGTTTTAGCTCAATAGCCTCTTTTATATGAGGTTTTCTCAAGTTCTCATAACCAATTTCAGCATGGCTATTACCATTAGGACTATATCCGGCCAATCGTGCTGCTTCAGTGGCATTCCAACACTTTACATATTCATTTATAAAAATCTGTTGTTTTGCTGTTAATCCCATCTTTTTAATAATACACTATAATAAAGAAAAATTCAAGCANNAAAAAAGACCCCGAAGGGTCCTAATACCTCATTGATGTTGACTTAACAAATAGCCAACCTTTTTTATGAACATACTCTACACAATCAATATCAGCCAGTAAATTGTTGTCCTTCATTTGATTGTGTTCCGGGTTCTCATAATCAGTAACTAAAAATGGCCCGTGCAATCCTTGATTGTCGAGAAAATATACCTCCATTCCTGTAAGGTACTGATAGCCATATGGTAATCCTATCCGACATTCATATTGACTAATGTCTATTTGTTCTGAGATTGTGTAAAGATGGTTGTTTTGCTGCCGATTGATGCCGACTTGATGGAGTGTTGGATTGTAGGCTAATGCTTGACCGGCAATTACAAGGGGGATTAGATATTTCAAACAGCGCCCTTCCAACCGTGATTGGTTGGTTCTGAATTAAGTTTTTGATAGTTCAACCCAGATTGTCATTCATGTCATATGATAATTGAACATTCAAAATGACGATTGAGTAACTTCTAGATTTGACAATATTGGTTGAATATTTTTAATTCTTTCTTTTGCTTTTTTTGCAGTTTCATTATCAATTTCAAAAGCTATACAATTCCTTCCAGTTGAAAGACAATACAGAGGGACTGTGCCTGAGCCGGTAAACGGATCAAAAATTACATCGCCCGACTTAGTAAAATCCTTAATCCATCTAGCATAAGCCTCTTGATTCTTATTCCATTTATGATTGCCTTGCGCTGCCCCGCCTGTAATAATAGTGTCAAGTGTGCGGGTATGAGGCCACCCCTTGCCATTTGTAAACCATAAAGCCGGAGTAGTCCATGTCATTATATTATAGCCCCGTAACGCGCTGAATTGTTTAGCTTTGACTACATAATAAAGTGGTTTGATAAATTTCAAATATTCAGACATTATCGTTTTACAATCAAACATTTTAATATCAGAGCAAAAAGCAATTACTGAGGAATCAGGCTTAAGTATTCTTGCGGATTGTCGAGCAAGCCATTCATAATCTTCTATCCTATCATAAACCGGGTCAGTAATAATAAAATCAATTGAATTTATAGAAATTAATGCTTCTGTTAATTCCTTTGCATCACCAGTAGTAATTTTATTTAAGATATCCATTTTCATCATAGTCAGTAACCTGTTGAACTTCGCCGTCATACTGCACTAAGCCAAAATTTGGCAACCCGGCGCAATCGCTCAGATGAAGCTCTAATCGCTGCTCAAGTTCAGCGTCAATTTCTTGTGTTACCGCTTCTGAGTTTGACCACTGAATTCCCCACTCAATTAGTTTATGTGTTGGAATGTTTGATAGGTTCATTGTTTATCTCCTTAAAATAAAAATCGCTTATCTGTGCCCGATTGCCTTGCTGAGA